TAGGTGCAACCATGGGTGGTCCTATTGGTGCAACTCTAGCTAGAGCTGCTACTAAAGGTTATGGAGAAGCGCGTGATGTAGCGGTTATTAACGCTGCCGCTCAGGTTGCTGAACAAAGAGGGGACACAGCTACTGCTGAAGCCCTAAGAAAAATCTCTGGTAACGCTGTTGAAAACTTCGGTCTTAGAGGTATGAATTTCCTCTCAGAAGAAACTTGGAGTGGTGATAACATCGCAGCGGATTACCTAGAGAGACGTGGAGAGCTTAGTGATACTGCTGTCTCTGGTCGTTCCTCTGCAACTGGTGCTCTAGCTGGTCAAGTTGCTGGAAGTGGTGGTAGCTCTAGTGGTGGCTCTAGCGGTAGCTCTAGCGGTACCAGTTCTTCAGCCCCTGCTCCTGTTGCGTCTGTATCTCGCTCTAATGATAACGGCAGGAATGACAATAACACAGGAGACTATAGTGGTCAATCCGGCAGTGTAGCCAGTACCCCAACAGCAACAACCACAGCACAAGCACAGATAGCCGCAAGAAACGCTGGTGTATCCGCTAGTACTTCTGCAGGTCTATCTGGTTCCCAGATGGCAGCAGGTAGTGGTGTCGGTACAGGAGCTAACGGTGAAGACGAGTACGGACCAATGTATAAAGGGGGCCTGGTCAGCCGCCGTTATAAGAAGAAGTAACCTTAACGACCAAATGAAGGCCACCCGCTATAAGCGGCCCCAAGGAGAACCAAATGGCTAACGAAACAATGACACGTGAACAACCTAAGTCTGTAATGATTGATCCTAACTTCCGTAAGAATCGTCAACGGATTGAACAAGACGAGAAAGAACTCGAGGAACTTATGAAGGGTGAAAGCTCTGAAGAAGAAGTTCAAGAAGAAGAAGCGAAGGTTAAGGACCCGGAGACTGAAGAAGAAAACAGTGTTGAAGACGAGAGTCTTTCTAAAGAAGAACAAACCTTCAAGAAGCGTTACGGTGACCTACGTCGGCACCAAGCTAAGAAGGAGAAGGAGTGGGAGGAGAAGTTCGCCGCTCTAGAGAACAAAGCTCCAGTCACAGGGATTGCCCCACCTAAGTCCAATGAGGACCTAGCAGCATGGGCCAAGAAGTACCCTGACGTAGCTGGTATCGTTGAGTCTATTGCCACTAAGAAAGCTCAGGAGATGTTCGAGAAGACTAACTCTCGTTTCAAAGAGCTTGATGAACTGACATATGAGACCAAGCGTACCAAGGCAGAGACACAGATTCGTAAAGCACACAGTGACTTCGATACTCTGAAAGCCTCTGATGACTTCCATGACTGGGCAGAAGAACAACCTACATGGATTAAGAACGCACTGTATGACAACGAGGATGATGCCACTGGTGTTATCCGTGTCATTGACCTTTACAAGACAGACAAGGGTATGACCCCTGCTGCCAAGAAGGTACAGGCCAAGGATGCTGCAGCCGATGTGAAGACCAAGGGTTCGCCCAAGATCGACGCTACAGGTGAAGGCAAGAAGTTCCGTGAGTCCGAAGTAAGCCGAATGTCTGACGCAGAGTTCGAGAAGAACTATGATAAGATCATGGAAGCACAGAAAACAGGTAACTTTATTTACGATATTACTAAAAAGTAATTGACAAATAGGAGTTACTTGGTATAACTAAGGGTATTGTAACGGTAGCCCCAGCAATGGACACCTACCGTTACTCCTCCCCTTAACACGACTGGGGAACTTTCCCCATACAAATAGCTACAAGCAATAAAGACAACCTGTGAAGCTAACCCTCGTAAGAGTCACTTAGTGTATCAGCCCTTTGTTCAGTGTACTGCTATTGTCCTTAAAACTCTAGCCATATATACTCAACAAGGAGAAACACAATGGCGTTTGCATCAGAAGCTGGTCACGGAAATCTACCTAACGGTAATTTCTCCAGCGTAATCTACTCTAAGAAAGTACAGCTTGCTTTCCGTAAGGCAACAGTTGTTGGTGACATCACTAACTCTGATTACTTCGGTGAGATTTCTGCTCAAGGCGATACAGTCCGTATCATCAAAGAGCCTGAGATTTCTGTAAGCGAGTACAAGCGTGGCACACAGGTCACTGCACAAGACCTCGACGACGAGGACTTCTCGCTGGTTATTGACAAGTCGAACTACTTCGCTTTCAAGACTGACGACATCGAAACAGCCCACAGCCATGTAAACTTCATGGACTTGGCTACTAACCGTGCTGCTTATCGTTTGGCCGACAACCATGACCAGGAAGTTCTTGCTTACCTGTCCGGTTATAAGCCTTCCGCTAACCACTCTGTTGGTGACGCAGTTAACACTACCGTCAATGGTACTGTTGCTGTATCTACTGCTGGCACAGACGAACTGTTGACTTCCATGAAGTTGATCAAAGGTTCGTTTGGTAACATCACGACTGGTTCTGCTGGTGATCACTCGATCCCTGTAGCTGCTCGTCTCCCTGGTGCTACCGCACTTCCAACTACTTATGCTTCCCCTGTTATGTTGATTAACCGCATGGGTCGTTTGCTGGATCAACAGAACGTTGATAAAGCTGGTCGTTGGTTGGTCATTGATCCTATCATGATGGAAGTCCTGATGGACGAAGACTCACGTTTCTTGAACGCTGACTTCGGTGACTCTGGTGCCCTGCGTAACGGTCTGGTCCTGAACAACTGGAACGGCTTCCGTGTCTATGTTTCTAACAACCTCCCCGCTGTTGGTGGTGGTGCTGGTACTACTGGCACAGCTAACCAGAACACAGACTACGGTGTGATTGTTGGCGGTCATGACTCTGCTGTCGCTACTGCTGAGCAGATCAACAAGACTGAGAAGTACCGTGACCCTGATTCCTTTGCGGATATTGTTCGTGGTATGCACCTCTACGGTCGTAAGATTCTTCGTCCAGAAGCTCTTGTAACCGCTAAGTACAACCTGGCATAAAGGAACATAAACTATGGCACTTTCACAATCCCTTAAATTCCAGCCAACTATTGTCGAGAAGATCGTTACCTTGGGTACGACTACTGGCACAGTAGTAGGTCCAGCAGTACCCGCAGGGTCTGTCGTACTGTCGGCTGGTATTGAGTTCATCACTGCCCCTGGTAGTGCTGGTACTTCATCCACAGTTGCTATCGGTGACGGTACAACTGCTAACCTGGCTGCTACTGACATGCAAGCACAGGCTGCTGGCACCATCCTTGGTGGTGTAGTTCCTAGCTTCATCTCTGCCGCTGACACTATTGACGCTATCCAAGTTGTCACTGGTGCTGGTCTTGTTGCTGCTACTGCCCGTGTATGGGCTGTCGTATGTAACGTCAATGACTGCACAAAAGCTGCTGCTGAAGTAGACCGCGACACTCTCGCTTAACTAACCTAAGGGGACCGCTCTTGTAACCACAGGAGTGGTCCCTTTTCCATTTGACACCCTGAAGAACTTAAGGTATACTATTAGCATGGTAACATATAATAAAAGACCTGGGTTTACTAGGGAGATATCAACCACCGGTCAGCTAGTCCCGTATACAGACTTGCTACCCTTAGGTTTAATCGAAGATGCGTACTCTGTGGAAAAGTTCGGGCGCAACTTGGATATAGATAGCGGTACGGTACCAGAGGATATTTGGAACGGTGGTGGTGTTTATACAGGCTTCCAAGTGGGAGCCGAAGTTGTCTCTGAGGTTCTTAGTAGCAGTGCAAGTGACACAGGTACAGTTTACATACGTGGGCTACGTACACCAACATCAACAGAGTATGAAACAGCAAGCTACACGTTGTCCGGTACAACACCTGTCCCAGTAGGTTCCTGGTGGAGGGCTAACACTGGGTGGTATGACAGCGGTGATGACACAACGTTCAACATCGGTACAATCACGGTTAGAGAGACAGCAACACCAGCTAATATCTTTATTGCTATGCCTATCGGTCAAAGCCAAACCACTATTGGTTGTTGGACCGTTCCATTTGGGTCTGTTGCTCTCCTGGAGCAGTTGTCTGTAGAGGTGAGCCGAGCAAGTGCTTCGGCAACGGTTCAGGGTGCGTTGTGGACAAGACTGTACAATCAAAGCCCGAGGTACCAGTTTCAGTTTGTCAGAGGTAACGCTGTTGCGTCGTCACCTTTTGCCCCGAAAACACCAATTCTCTATCCTGCTCAAACAGATATCTCTGTGCAGATAACCAGTTCGTCTGCAAACAACATCGAAGTTTTCACAAGGTTTGGCCTTGTAGTATACAAGGGTTATTAAATGGCGTATGACTATCTTGGACTAGTTAACGATGTATGTGGTCGGGTCAATGAGACTCCCCTTACGTCTGCTAACTTTGCGAATGCTGTGGGGTTCTACTCTTCAGCAAAGGAAGCTGTTAACTCCGCTATCCGTGACCTTAACCAACAGGCATTCCAGTGGCCGTTCAATCATACAGACTATGACGAAACACTGGTAGCTGGTACCTCCCGCTACGCCTACCAGGCTGACACTAAGTATGTCGATATGGACACCTTCCGTATCCAGCGGGATGCTGCACTAGGTAACACTACTGTCTCACTCAAGGAGATGGACTACGATCAGTATGTCCAGAACCATATTGATGATGAGTACGATACAACTAACACAAGCATCCGAGAGGTACCACGTTATGTTATCCGAGCGCCAAACCAAGAGTACATCGTATACCCAGTCCCTGACAAAGCCTACACCCTCAGCTATGAGTACTACGCTTTACCTACTGATCTGTCTGCTTCCACTGATGTACCTTCTGCCCCGATAGCCTTCCGTCACATTATTGTAGATGGAGCTATGTACTATGCGTATCACTTCCGTGGTGACACCGAGACTGCTGATCGTCTCCAAGCTAAGTTCATCGATGGTATCGAGAAGATGCGTACTATCTACATCAACAATGACTACGAGTATGTCCGTGACACACGGGTAAAGCAACGTAGTTCCTACGGGTCTAATACACTGAGGCTAACCTAATGCCTACACGTTGGGAAACATTCCCTGTTGAACTCTCTGGTGGTCTTGTCTCTAACCTGTCTCGACTACAGCAGGGACTAAAGCAACCTGGGTCAGCACGAATACTAGAGAACTTCGAGCCATCCATTAGGGGTGGCTATCGGCGTATTAACGGCTTCACTAAGTTTGATGACAACATTGTACCACCTTATGGTTCTCCTGTTGCTCAGGGTAGTGGACAAACCGGTACGTCCTTCGTTGTAGCTGGACTATACGAGACACCTG